ATAAAACTACATCTTATTATAGGTTATGAGCTAACTTTGGATTCAACTTATAAAGTTTTATCTAAGTAAAAAGGTCTATGAGAAAAGGACTTAATTAAGTATAACACAATTATAATAATGATCAATATTAGAACTATTCCAAAACTAAATGAGAAAGGATTTTTAAACATGTTTGCCCAGTCAATGGCTCCACTTACATTATCTGAAATTCCTGCTGTGGTTGAATTGTCTCTTTTGTCATCATTAGGAACATAGAACAACTCACCTTTTATATGGAAATCAGTTTCTCCTTCTGGACATTCAATAGAGCATTTGGCATTTATTGATTTGATATTTGAATGTAATGTTATATTTTGAATTTTAGGTTCACTAGAACTTTGTATTATTGTCTGAAAGTTTATTGATGGACATTTTATTGTTCCCGTTGCAGAACCAAAATTAGTGTTAGTTTCCACCTCTAAAGTGGCTCCTTTCACACAAGAATAGCAACCAGTTAAAGATTTAAAAGTGACAAAACACTTATTAAGATCAGATTTACTCAAGATTTCATAATTTTTAAAATCAATCTGGATTTCTAACAAAGATCCACCATTGATAACCATCATTAGTTCATCCGATTGTGTCTTAAGTAAATATTCACCATATTTGACAGGCAGAACATTATCTCTAAAATAAGAATCTAAATTGACAAAATTTGCATGACATGAGATGTATTGATTTTGTTCTTGAACCTTAATTAATTCAGACTTTGCAAAACATTTTCCCATTTGATTTGAAGTTGTAGCTGATTGTACATCTGGACATTGTATTTCCCCAATTTTTCCTACTACATATTCTCCTCTTTTATTACATTCAGAGAAAGTCCATAATCCATCTCTTTTTATGAAACACTTATTAAATCCAGTAGAAGGGGGAGTGCTCACAGAAATTAATGATAATTTAGCTGCATCCTGAGTCAGTGGTTGACCTGCTAAAAGAATTAACTCTTTTGAACTTTCAACTACATTATTAACTCTAATGACTTCAACTGTTGCTGAAAACACCCAAGATGAGCAGTCATAAACTTCAGCATAAGATTTATTTTTTATCATTAATTTTTTCAAGACATGCAGACAAGAAGATGAGCTATAATAACACTCAGAAGATGTTGGTTTTTGCACACACTCATGCCAATACAGATATCCTGATTGATCAGAAAAAATATCTCGTGTGTAGCTACTTGGGTTGTTACATTCTCTATAATCCATAGAGCAGAATCCAGCACCATGACAATTGTAAGCATTATGACATTCAGTTGCTACATTAGGAATATAATATAAGGAATTTTTTAAGCAAGTAAGATTTATAGATTTGGTCTTAACAATCATGTTACCAACTATTTTGCCATTTTGCTTTAATAACAAACAACTACTTTGGCCAACAGGAGCAACAGCTATTCTCATGCTAGATGTTAGAGAACAAATATCTTTACCAGAATCAGTAGTTATGCACTGTTCTTGTGTAACTGAAAGAGTGGTTGTTACATCACAAGCACCTCCTAATCCAATGCATAAAATTCCAATAAGTAAAATTATTTGCATATAAGATAATTGCAGATACTTCTTTGCTCTAATAGGACTAGTTAAATTTGGAGAATATGGACTTTCCGGGCTAATATAATTTTCATTTACAATGGAGTAAGAAGTAGAAACATTTGCTTGTTTAGCTCTTTCTGCATATGACAGTTTTGGCTTGGAAGAAATTAAAAATTGTTTCTCTTGAATATCTTCAAATACATGTTCATTCTTCATGGAAACAGGCAAAATAGATGTTGTTTTGGTTAGCTTATAAGCAACCCACTTAAAGAAATACCAGATTATTTTTACAATGTAAACCAATGTTGGCCAGACAAATCTTTTGATAACATTCACATATAAGTATTTAAGTATGTAAACAATCATATATAGGATAATTAACGTTGTAAGTAGTAATATGAATAATATAATCCATTGCCATACCTTTATGCATCTAACGTTAATCCATGATTCCATTTGAAGCATGTTGTAATGGAATTTACATTCATCCATCACTCCACAACGCAATTCTTTCAAAGCCATTGTGTTAGTTTCTTTAAATTTTAATATAACTTTGATTGTTTCATTAGAAATTCTAAAATCATTGGGAGTAGATATGTAAAAGTCTTTTCCGTCAACATCTGTAAACATGCAGAAGTTTTCTGAACAAACTTTCACATTTGTTACTGGCATAGATCGAGTATTTATATGAATGATTCCATCTACACAATCAAAAATGCAATTTACACAAATGTCTGTGCTAATTAATCCGTTGGCTTTCCTAACATGAACAATTTTATTGTTCTGAGAAATTTCATTTATCGGATATTTAGATCCTTCAATTATAGCTCTGAGTTGGGTGACTTCTCTATCAATAGTACAAAAGATTTCTGAAGATCCAAGACATCCAAACTGCTGACAAAAAACCTCATCTCCAGTACATTTACCAGAATCAAAGCAATTTTCTTTGAGAGAATTGGAAGCATACTTACTAACAGCTCTTTGTTTGACATAAGGTTTGACCAAGTTATTGTTATCCATAACTTCATAACTATTAACTTTAAGACATTCATAAGGAACATCCTTGTCTTCAAAATTAATTGAATCATGAATTGCCTTATTTAAGTAGCAACAATAAGTTTCTGGATTTTTAGGATTGTTGAACATGCCAATAGACATTTGAGTTGGAACTTCTGGCAATTTGCCAACATGAAATGAGTAAATCTTCCTAGTCTCTTTTTCAAATTTACAGTTAGGAACATTTTTACATCTATCTTCCAATTCTACTCCATGTGACTTGACATCAATGTTCTCAATAGCTTCATTGGAGTAATCTAGATGAAGCAATTCATTCCTTACTGTATGTCTAGCTGTTAAAGAATCTGAACAATTACTAAAATCGATAAGATTAAAGAAAGTAGACTCAATTTTTTCAGCATTTAAGCAGTAAAACTTATTTAAGTTAGATCTATAATTTGAAAAATCAAAAATTCTTGACATGGCTACAAAAGGGAAATCATCTATTGGCAATTGATTATGACATGTTGTTTCATTCATTGTACCCAAATTTTGAGTTTGTGTCAAACTAAGATATTTAATTCTGAGGCAAGGCTTTCCAGAACACAATCCTGATTCAGCATGATAAGAACATAAATCATCATTTCCCTCTCTATGAGTTTGAGCTAATGTCAAATACCACTGGTCTGTTTTTTTGAGAGGACTCAGATAATCATTTAATATGGTGAGCTTATTCATAATCATTGATGATTTATCTGTACATAACAACTGCCAGCAATGATTTGGATCAGAAAGAACATCAGAATTACGCTGGATCATTGTTTGTATTAAATCTGAAGATGAAACATTTGGATCCATCCTCTGGGTTAAAAACTCTTTTAAAGTTGTTTCCATTTTCACAAATGGCATACAAATGACCAAAATAATAAAGTATGTAAGATTCATATTGGTAAAAGAAGAAGAAATTCAGCAGAGATAAAAAATAAAAGATAGTGATCAACCAAATCAAACTCCTAATGATGTTTATTAAATTGAAGATGATATATATAACATAAAAAGAACTAAAGCTATTCATTAAAATCAACAATTAAAGTATTTGGCTGCTTATTATGTGCAACTATTTCTAATTACTATATATCTTAATCATATGCTAAATAAATCTACTTAATTAAATGTGAATGCTATAGTTCACGTTTCACTTTCTCCACGAAGATAAAGATGCTAGTTTTAAATTTAATTCTAACCTTAATTATCACACAGTATCAATGCTCAATTATTTC